AACGATCCCCAAGACCTCATCGTCGTTAATCAAACGAATCTCCCCGCCATCGATCGGGATCCGCGCGCCGGCATAGCGGCCGAAGATGATCCAATCCCCCTCCTTGCACCACGGGCCGGTCGGGAACTTGACCTCATCGCCATAGGCGATAGGCCCAACCTTGAGGACATAGCCACACACCGTCGAAACCTGCTGCTTGCGCTGGGTCTCTTCGGCCAAGGCAATGCCACCCTTGGTCTTCTCCGCACCCCGGTAGGGCAGGATCGCAATGCGCCACCCGGTCGGAGTGGGGATGCGGTTGAGTACCGCCGCATGGAGCTTGTCGGGCTTGAGCCCTTCGGCCGTGTAGGCATCTTCCAGGGATGGAACATGCGCTGCGGCCTCTTCCGCCCACTTCTTCTCTAAAGCCGTGGGCTCTTTAACTATCGCATTCACGTTGGTTCTCCTTTAGATCAAAAAGCCGTCGTCATCCGTTCGAGACTTCAGTAGTCGCTTTACGGAATCCTCAACCAGCTTCAATCCTTCAAGGCGACCCATCATGAAGCGATACCGCTCCATGTCGGCGATCGTTCCATTTAGGACGATTTGTTCCGAGCTTTCTCTAAGAGATCTGATCTCACGAAGCACTGCTTCTGCAAATTCAAGCATGGTTGGTTTCCATGAAAAAGCAGCCAGTTTTGCGCACCGGCCGAGGCGCTTATCGACTTAGTAAATCTTGACTGGGCGGTTGCCATCCTTCTTCTTGACCGTGCGCACAGCACCCATGACGCCGCCGTCCTTCATGCCGCGCGACTTGCCGGCCTTCGCATACGCGATCGCTGCCGCCTGCTTCACCGCAGCGGACTTGCTCTTCGGCTTGCTCGTGCCAATGCGGCCCTTTTCCTTGTAGGTGCCGACAAGCTCGCCAATATTGCGGCTGATCGTCTTCTGGCTCGATCCCTTTTTAAGCGGCATTTCGCCCTCCTCGTTGTAACTGAAGTTGTAACTTCGCCTGGTCAATCTGCATCGACTGCTGGGCCTTTTGCGACTCAAGCTGCAACTTCGCCTGATCCAACTGCATCTTGGCCTGGTCGGCCGCGGCGCGCTGATCGAGCTCCTGCTTCTTGAGCGCCACCAACGGGTCCTCCCCGCCGCCAGCCGCCTCGCCAGAAAGTTGCCCTTGCAGGTTCTTGAGCTCCTGCAAGTAGGTGGCGATCTTGATCGCGACCATGCCTTCCTTCTGGATCGGCGACACCAGTCGATCGGGGTCGGTGCCGTACGCCTTGAAGATGTCCGCCTCAACGTCCTCTTCAGCCTTGATGCGCACGTGCTCGAAAATGTGCTGCTGAAGCTCCATAGCCGACATTGGAGCCGACTGAAGAATCGGTGACATGCCCATGATCAAGTGAGCGACGATGTGCGCGTCATGCTGCTGGCCCGGGAAGGCCTTGAGCTTCATCCCGTTCAACACAGAAGAGTTCTCGGACGCCGGATCACGGGGCATCTGGTTGTTCTGCGGGATCAAGATGCCGTCGATGTCGCGGATGTTCAGCGCGGAGTACACACGATAGTACGCTTCGTACATGTTGTGCATCTGCGGCGCACCCTGCGCCATCTGCAACTGCATCTGTGCAAGCTGGATGCGCTGCGCGGAGCTGAAAATGTTCGGGTCAGCAACCGGCAGCACCGAAACGATCTTGTCGAAGTCCGTGCGCTTGACCTTGCGGCTCGCCCCCGGCACATCGTACGGATACTCGTCGTCGAGGTACTGGCCAAAGCCCTCAAAGAGCAGCCGGAACTCAAGCGACTGGGCGTAATGCAGGCGCTTGTGGATCGCCGACATCACCATGGAGCCACGCTCGAGCAATGCGAGCGTCGTGCCGACCTGCGCGTACTGATTTCCGTCGCCGACCTGCATGTCGGCCGTGCTCGAGAGGCGCTTGCCGGCGTCTACGAGGAATCCAAGCAGCGCAAACAACACTTGGCTCGGCTCCTTGTACGGAAGCGGCAGCAAAGACGACTGCAACTCCGCGCCACCGGCGTCAATGTCGCGCCACTCGCCCGGTTGGATCGGATCCGAGTCGTCCGCGATGCGCGCGCCCTTGGCCTTGAAGCCCGCAGGCAGGTTGGCAAGCGTTCCGGCGTCGATCAACTGCCGCAACGCGCTCGTCGCCGACTTGGAAAGGCCGCCGATGAGGTGCACAAAGCCCAAACCGTACGCGCCGGGGCCTTCCACCAGCACGTAATGGACAAAATAGTTGCGCCGACGCTTCAGTTCATCGTCTTCGCGCCAGTTTCGGCGGATTCCGATGACCTTGAGCGAGTCTTCGGCGAGCGTAACGACGTACGGAAGCTTGATTCCCGTCGGTTCACCGTCTTCGCCAATCTCTTCAAAGCCCGGCAGGTCCAAATCGACCAGCATTTCGAGCAAAAATACCTCGCCAGCCTGGTCCGTCGGCTGCACACCCGTCACTTTGTCGATTGCCGCCTGGATTTTGCTCGGGTCCGCGGGCGTCGGCTCAAGATCAACCGCAATATCGAGGTATTCGCCGATCAAAACGCGCTTGCGGAACTCGTTTGAGTCCATCGCAATGCGGTGCGTCAGCCGCGAACACTGCGAAACGACGCTCGAACCGTTGTACGGGATGTACACATCGTCCGCCAGACACAGGCGGGAGACCATCCGACCGAGCTGAAAGTCGTAATAGACCTTCTTGAAGGTCGATCCGCCGTATCCGGTGTAGTACAGGAGCTGGTCGAACTCCGGGGTGTACTCCTCCATCACCGTCGTGAGCTGGTAATTCATGAAGTCCTGCACGCGCGCGGCCTGCTGGAACTTGTCGACGGTCTCTTTGCCAAGCACCTGCGTGCGAACCGGGCCACCCGCGGGCAGCAATTCTTTAAACGCCTGCGACTGGAACTGGATGATCGCCTCTTGCAGCATCGGATGCGTCGCGCCAGAGGCGCCACGGAAGGGCTTGGTGCGCTCTTCCATGCGCAGGCCCAGCAATTCCAGGCCCTTGGCGTACATCTGCTCCCAATCCGACCGCGATCCCTTGTCCGCCTCGAACATCGCCGAGACATCAATGGCAATCCGACCAAGGTCATCCGGGTCTACGACCTCCGCAAGGTTCGCGTAGAAGTCGACCTCTTTCGCCTCATCCTCGCCAATCTCGATGACCGCCCCGCCATCCGGCTCCAGGACGATCTCGATCTCCGGGGCCTCCTCTGGCGGACCCCCGGCAATGACCAGGACGCCTGCGTCAGGGGCTTGGTTGATCGCTTTATCAATTGGCATGTTGATATCCTAATACATTTAATGCAAAAAGGCCACGACTAATCATCGTTTATGCCCAGGCGCTGACGAATGGCTTGGATAGATCCTTCGTCAGGAAGGTTCTGCGGAGCATTTGGTAGTTGATTAAGGCGCACGTTGACGGGTCTCCCCTGCCCAGGCGGCAGCACTTTTCCGGCATACAAACGAATAGCTTTATATAGCGGATCGCCGCCACCTTCGGAAGCGCCTGCAAGATGCCCTTCGGTGCTACCTTTGTACCCTGGGGGCAAAGGGTTAAAATCGTAGTCTTCTTGAAACACCAACTGCTTTGTTTTTGGATCAACGGTGTAACCAATACGGCCAAACGTGCGGTTTAGGGCTACTGGGGTGTGACTACCAAAAACACTAAGGCCACTAGGGTCACTAGGGTTTTTTAATGCGTCAATTAAGTAATCTTCATATCCCAAATTTGGGCCAATGCTAAATATATTGGCTACGTCGGCTACGCCGGCAGACTTTAGTCCCACCTCGCTCTCGTAAGTCTGTGAGTCGCCCGAAGCCAGATCAATAAGATCTTGTGTAATTACCCCTTTTTTATATTGTTTAATAGCGTCTAAATCTTTTTTATATTGTGCAAAAAATTCTGGATACAGGATCTTGCCTTTGTTTTTCGCAGCAACAGCTTTTTGATGGCTAGCTAATGATTTAACTAAATATTTTTCGTACGTAGTTAAATCCGGCTCAATAGATTTGTATTTGCTGCGAACGACAGACATAAGCGCTTGGCGCTCTGGTTCCTTCATGGAGGCTTCGGTAATCGGGTCTTTACGAGCATCGACAACAGACTCAAGGAAGATGCGCTTGTGTAGTGGCAAATCTTCGCGATTGACGTTTCTGCCATATAGCCCAAGTCCTGCGCCAACTAGTTTGTCGCCAAGGGTCAGGTCGGGATTAAACCCTACACCTTCCTCGCGAAGATCAGGCTGCTTAATCGGCGCGCCGCTCGGGGGACTCGTCGGGATTGAACGCGACAAATCGGAGCGCTCTAGTAACGAACGATACAAATCCGCGCTCGTCTCTCCCGTGCTGGGGCTACCCTTTGCACGCATCTTGGGTTCTGTTTTCTTGTTCTTGTCCCCCGTACGCTCTTTTAACGCAGGTACCACAATCTGCACCGGACGACTAACTCCGGCCTGCTTTGCCTTCCGAATAAAAAAGTTGTCTTTTTCATTAACGTCACCCGTGAAGTCATACGTGTCTTTGACCACATACGATCCGTCAGGCATCTCCTTAAACGAGAACGTACCTAGGGTGTTACGCAAGTTTGCCGTGGAAAAAGGCGAGCGGTCTGTGTCAGGCCCCGGCAAACCACCAAGGCGCTCATAGCGGTCTTTGTACGCGTCATGATGCGCGTATGTCACGATGTTGGGCAGGGCCTTCCCTGTTTTTCTATCAGAAACCGGACGGGTCTTTGCCAACTCAATCAATCGGCGAAGTTTTGCCAATTCCGCTCCAGACAAACTAGCCTCTGTAATCGGCTCCGTCCGCTTGGAAGATTCGCCCGACATCGACTCTAGGTACGTCCGAACGTGTAGCGGCACTATCCGCTCATCCGTTTCGTCAACCTCACCGCCCTCGTTAAACCGACGCGTCATCAGATCCCCGAGCCGCGATAACTGCTTCTTGGTCAGCCGGCCCTCGCCAAACGTATCACGCATCAAATCCTTCGCCGACATCGCATCCCGCGAACGCACGGACTCCGACAGCTTCAACAACTCCTCGAGCGTGTCCGGAGCACCCTTTGGCTCTTGGGCCGCGGTCAACGACTCAAGCTCCATGGCCATGCCCTTCGCAGTCCCCCGGTCCGTCTGCCTGTTGATCGGCCGCCGCGTCGCACGACGCACAGTCTGCGAGACCGGCGTCGCGTCAAACTCCACCTGCGTCTCACCAGGCGACTCCGACAAACTCTCCAACATGCCACGCGCAGAGTCGATGTTCTTCATCGACTCCGCATACGAGTCCTTGCTGTCACCCTTCAAGAGCGCAAGCAACTCAGCATCCGAAGACGGACCACCCTTCGCACGCCCCGTCGGACGCACCGCCCCAGGCGACAGGATGATGTTGCCAAAACGGTCCGTGTAATACCCCGCGTTCTGCGCCCCACCCAACATCGTCGGCCCAAGGTTCGGGTTCGCAGCAAGCGCCTGCAACGGCAGATTGCTCGTCTGCAAGCTCGGCAGCCGTGTGCTCGAGGGCAACGTGCCAGGGCTCAAGGCCCCAGGAGTCGGCGTGAAATACGGGGTCGATGTGCCTTGGCCCGGGGCAACGGGCAAGGGGTTCGCAATATACCCCGGCGTCGGAATGTTCGCGGTCGGGATGTACCCGCCACCAGGAATGCCCGTGGCCGGAGGCGACACAGGGATGTTGACCGGAGGCTGCGCAGGGGTAGGCGCAGGAGCGGGCCTTCCCCCGCCCGTCTGCGGAGGAGGCGTTCTGCCACCACCAGGAGTCCCGCGTCCGGTCCGCGGCTCACGGGCCGCAGGGGGCTTCCCAATCCGACCAAGCAACCGGCCGACATCGCTGTTCGGGTCGATCGCGTTCCAGTTAAAGTTGAACCCGCCGCGCGCCGGCGTGCCGGTGTCCGGCTTTTCGTCGCGATCGTCGATGCCGTTCAGGTTCCTGTCGATGAAGTCGGCCGTACGGACAGGACCCATCTCGTCCTTCGGCGGCCGGGTGGTCGGAGGATTGACCGGCAACTTGCTGTCGATCAGCCCGGGGGGCGCCGTTCCGGTACCACCTCCGGTACCACCGCCCGGGGGCGGTTCCTCCCTCGGAGGAGGCCGGTTCCTCTGCTCTTCCTCCGCCCTGCGGCGAGCTTCCTCCGCTGCACGGCGGGCGGCCTCTTCAGCCGCCATCCGACGAGCGTTCTCTTCCGCTAGGCGACGGGCTTCCTCAGCCGCTCGAGCAGCCGCCGCATCCTGCATCGCACGACGAGCAGCTTCCTCTTCAGCCGCTCGACGAGCGGCCTCTTCAGCGGCTCTACGGGCGGCCTCATCGGCGACGCGCTTGGCGTCTTCCTCGGCCTTACGACGAGCTTCTTCTTCCGCGGCTTTGCGGGCGGCTTCTGCTTCTGCTGCACGACGGGTTGCCTCCTCTTGCGCTGCTTGGCGAGCAGCCTCTTCTTGTGCACGGCGAATGGCCTCTTCGTCAACGGGCTGGCGAACATTGGGGTTGACCAACCCCGGACGATTGCCAACGCCAAACGGGGGCCGTAAAAGATCCTCCTGCTCGCGCGTCTCTCGCCGCAGACGAGCACGCTCGGCCGCATCCGCACTCATGGCCATGCCAGAGGTTGTCGGCGGCGAGGCGGCGGGCTCGAAAACCGGAGCGGCTTCTGTCCGCGGTCTCGGGATGTAGTCCCGCTCTTCCGCAACAGGAGGCAGGAAGGACGGCCGGCCATACACCGGACTCGGCGGAGCGCCAGGGGACTCGTAAACCCTCGGCGGGGTGTACGCAGGGGGAGCAAACTGCTGAAGATCCGCCGCCGCAGAGCCAGGCTGCGCGGCCACCGGGGGCTCCGACTCAGGCTCTACCTGAGTGCGCATCGTGTCAGGGGCCACCGAAAACCCGGGGAACGGGGGAGCCACAACCTCCGATCGAGGCGCAGGCATCATCGGGTTATCCCCAAACAAGCCTAACGGCTCCTCCCCCTCACCAAGCGCCTCCATCCCAAACACAGGCTGATACTCGCGCAGCTTCGTCTTCGGGTTCTTGGTCCCCGCGCCACCGAGCTTCTTCAACAGCTCACGGGCCTTGGGGCTGAGGTAAGCCAACTCCGTGTCGCCCCCACGGCCTGCGGAAGCAACCTTCTTGATAAACGACGCTGTGTCTTTCTTCGCGGACTTCTTGGCTTTGGCCATGGCGCATCATCCTCAGAGGAGCGGCCTTGACATTCTAGGCCTCAGTAGTATTCAGGAGCAAGCGTGCGTCCAGACGGCTCCGGTTTCTCGTCCGTGTTCAGCGTCACGAAGTTGCCCTGACGGAACCGCATGATCGCCTGCGTCGTCGAGTCGACCATGTCGTCGTTATCGCCGTTCGGGAACGCAGCGCACTCCTCGACCAGCTCTTCCGCCCAATCAGTGTCCGGGGCCCAGACCATCCCCGACTCAAACACAGGCGCCACCGCATGCGCCCGGCTGATCTTGTCCGTGCCCGAACGACGACCGCCAGGGGTGTACATGGTGACAGGGATGCCCAGCCGCCGCAGCTCCTGCTGGAGCGTGACACCCGTGGCCTTCGCCTCGATCAGCACATTATCAGGATTCCAGTGCTTGTACTCGTCCTTTGCAATGCGCTTGAGCTCCGGGAAGTCCCACCGGCCTCGTACAACATCCAACAGGATGATGTTCGGCCCCGAGTCCTGGTCCGGGTAAAACACCCCCCAGGTCGTGATCACCGAGAAGTCCGCCGTCTCCTTTTTGCTGTAGGCCGTGTCATAGCTCTGGATGATGTAGTTCACAAGCGGGGGATTCGGATCCGGCCAGACCCGCCACCACTCACGCTTGAGGATTGCACCCTCGTCGTTTGTCGGCTGCTGCTGGTACATCGCGTTCCACTTCTGGACCGATAGCGATGCCTTGACCGATTCCAACTCCTCGAGCTTCCAGAACTCCGGCCACAACGGCTTGCCACTCGGCAGGATCGCCGGGAACTCAATGACCTCCCACTTGTCCGCGCCACGGCTGGCCTGCGCCTTGAGCAGCCGGGCCGTCAGGTCCTTCGTTCCCCAGCGCGTCATCACGAGCACGATCGCACCGCCCGGCTGCAAACGGGTACGCGGACCGCCCTGGTACCAGTCCCAGGCGTTATCTAGCGCAAGCTCCGACAGCGCGTCCTGTTCCGAATGCGGGTCGTCGATGATCAAGATGTCCGCACCGCGGCCGGTCACGGCACCGCCCACGCCGACTGCAAAGTAACTACCGCCCGCGTTCGTGTCCCACCGGCCGGCAGCCTTGCTGTCCTGCTTCAGGACCACCTCGGGGAACAGCTCCTTGTAGCGGTCACTGTCCATCAGGTCACGCACCTTGCGGCCGAACTTAACGGCAAGCTCCGCCGTGTGCGTCGCCTCAAGGGCCTGAAGGTTGGGGTTACGGCCCATCAGGTACGCGGGCAGCAGATACGACGCAAACTCCGACTTGGTGTGACGGGGCGGCATGTTCACGATCAGCCGCTTCAGCGTCCCGCTGGCAATGCGGTCAAACGCACTCGCCATGCGCCGGTGATGCTCGCCCAGGATTGCCGAGGGCCACACATAGCGCACGAAGTCGATGAAGTTCTTGCGCGCCTTGTCCTGCGTGTCGAGCAGCATCAGCCGGTATTCCAACCGCAGACGCTCCTCCTCGATCTCCTTCGGAACGGCGCTCATGGGGTCGAATTGCTTTTCATATGCGCAAAATTTTTGCACAAGTTGACAAGTTGATCAACCGGGGTGGTTTTTTCTACCCGGGTACCCCGTTCTCTTTAGCCGCACATTGACTGTCTGAAATCAGGCATACGCCCGCGAAGCCAACAAAGCGGCCTGTTTTTTGGGCCCCGGGGCGCGGAATTCCCCTAGGCCGTGGCGCCGTGCAGCTCGCTCAAAGATTGTTCAAAGATTTTTCAAAGATTAGGGCCGGGGCCAGCGAGCCGCGGACCACGGGCCCCGGCCCGAGCATCCCGAGCATCCCGAGCATCCCGAGCATCCCGAGCATCCCGGACCACGGGCCGCGGCTCGAGGGCCGCGGACCACGGCCGGCGGCCCCAGCTCGAGGGCCGCGGGCACCCAGCTACGGACCACGGCCGGCGGCCCCCAGCTCGAGCACCACGGCCCGCGGACCACGTACCAGGGCGAAAGGCCCCGGCGGGCATTTCCCAGGGAAAGGCCCCCAAAACACTCGAGAAAAATAGAGCGGCCCGCGGACAATCCCGCCCACGGGCGCTCGATACCGCGCACAAACTTTCATAGATCACTAACCAAGGCCCACGGGCCAGCCATGGCCGGGAGCGGCCCCGGAGCTCGAAGGCGGGAGCGGGAGCCGGGAGAGCTCGAGAAAGGGCCCGGGAAGGGCGGCCGCGGCCCCGATACCACACGGCCACGGGAGCTCGAGGGCGGCCCCTCGAGAGCGGGCGT